ATTGTTGAAGCACACTAACAATACCAACGCCTGCCTCTGGTAAAAGCTCTGGATACTGCCTAATGATCACTTCCAGTCCCGTCGCTTTCCATTCTGTTGGCACGCTTTTTTGCCCCACCACATACACAGCAGGAACGCTTGTGCCGTTTGGAAATGTATAGGAGCCAATTAAATTAGGCGACCCCGAAAGTAATTCAACAATGGTCTCCCGAAGCTGAGTAATGTTCACAGTAAAAAAGCCTCCCCGTAAGGAGAGGCTAACAGAAAAGAATCAAGCGAAGGCTCAGTTGGGAGCGATCGGGATGATGCTGCCAGAGCTAGTGGCATTCTGATGGATGCCAATGCGACCACGGCTCATGAGGTCGAAGGTGCATTCAACGAGGTTATCAGCAGGATAGCTCTCGTTATAGTTCATAACGCAAGCCACGTAAGCCACGCGGTCATAGTAGAACGTAGTGCCGCTCACGCCAAGTTGCTTGTTGATTTCAACGTACACTTCAGCGTTTTTGTTGTAACGGCTTTCAGTGATCACTTGGAAGGCTTCGTCGAAGCTGTTGGGCACGAACACCGTACCATCAACATCCTTTTGGAAGTAGGAAGTGATAGAAGCAGTGGCTGCGCTGGTGACGATTACGCTGTCAGAGAAGCCGCCTCCACCAAGCAGGTAGAATTCTGTGTTGCCATCGTTAAAAGCAACAGAAGCCGTGGTGGCCGCTTGCAGCGTATAAAGAGTGGGAGCACCGCTCACCGTAAAGGTGGCGCCACTTTGAGTGATGATTGGACGGGCAGCGCCAGCGATAGAACCAACACGTACAATGACGTCTTGGCTCTTAACCAGTTCTGTGGGGTGGTAGAGCATGAGATTGCCTCAGCAATGGGAAAGAGAAAGTGGTTAAGCGTCAAACGTTTTGTACGCTTCCTTTACCAACCAGTCTAAAGATGCCTCTGATTGGTGCGCCGAGGAACTGCCAATAATGTTCGGCAATTTGTTCGTTCGGCAATAGCTCAAACCGTCCTTCCCTTCCATTGATAGTGGCAGCAGCAGAACTGCCAGGAGTAACGCCAGAGAGGGCTAGAGGCCCCGTCAAGCGTCCTTCCATGTACACAGCCGTATTATCAGCACCAAGCAAATAATCGTACTGTGGATTGCGCTTTTGCCGCAAACTGGCATAGTACGTAACGCCTGATGAAAGGCCCACATAATTGCCAGTGTCAGAATCAAAGGCATAGCCAGAAGCCACGGACCACACAAGGGAGGCATTGGCTAATGGTGAGAGGCCGTTGATCATGCGACAAAACCAATGGAGAAAGAACCAGCGACGGTTTCAGTCATTCGTTTGAACTCTTGGCCATATTGCGTGGCCTCAAGTCCCTTGCCATATACCTTGCCATCGGTGGCGCCAATTTGAACGCCCATTTGTGCAAGTTGAATGGCAATGATATGTGCAGCGAGATGCTTTACGGCGCGATCAGTTTGATCTCCAAAAACATCAGCACTGGCATCCGCTGTAGCTTCAGTGATTGCCCCATTTACAATTCCCGATGGATGGGGAATGAATTCAGGGAACCGATCAAGAAACGTTGCATAAGTAACAGTCATGGTCAAGCCCTTCCTGCCTTAATTGCTTCTTGACGTTTTGCAATGGCATTACGAACCCTCACTCGTCCTTCGATTTTCTTCCATGACGCCAGTTGATCGAGGTCATGAATGATTTCAATGGTCCGAGAGGCTTCAATGATGGGGAGATTAGCAAGGGTTTGAACGTCATGAGGAATGGTTTCCACAGTCGGCTGTTCCCTTACTTCTTCAATGGCACCAATGGTCATCAATCGCTTAACGGTTGAATTGTCACGGGCCTTCTTCCATTCATCTTCTGGTACTTCCTGGTTAAGACCAGGCGCCAGTTGAATCATCCCTCCATCGGTGATAATACCGAAGCCACCTTCACGAGGCGGATTTTCAAGCTCAGGGCGATAAGCAATTAACATTTTGTGTTCAATTAGAACTGTTGATTAGCTTAACGCCCATTGCTTGTCTAGGCTCAGGACGAAGCCTGAACGTAGATGACGCTCTTGGGATAGTACAGAGCCACACCACCCACGCGAGCGTGAGCAGGGACAATGAACTCAAGACCACGCTGCTGGGGCGGGAAAAGCTCCAGGGGTTGGGGGATGTGCAGTTGCACTTTCTCAGGGTCACGCTTGTACACAACCATGCGGTTAGTGTTCAGGCGGCCAGAGTTTTTGCCCTTGGTCAGTTGGTTGATTGGCTCAACGTTACGGATGTAGGGGCTGGTGCGGAGGAAATACTCAAGCACAGTCACGTCCGAAGAGTCGGAGTTGCGAGTGGTGCTGATCTTGTTATAGTCCTCGTAAGGCAACAGGATGGTGTCGGGCTGCTCCTTCATGTTGGAAGCGTTGATGATGGCGCTAACGCCATAGTTCAACAGCTCCAGCATTTCCTGAGCAGTGATGGAAGCAGTGGTAAACCACTTGTCAGCAGCAATAATGTCAACAGTGGAGTTGTTGAAGAAACCAGCCAGGCCAACGGTGGATAGACCGAACATGGCCACATCTTCAACTCTCTCTTCGTAAGCGCGACGAACGGCAGAAGCGCGACGTTGCTCAAGAGCAATGTTTGCCATTTGAGCGGCACGCAGTTCCTGCACGGTGTAGCCGAAGCTACCGCCGAACGAACGGATGTTGATGCTCTTCTCCACTTGGCTGATGTCGGCACGGGGCAGATCATCAGCAGCATCCGCAATCAGCTCAAAGTCTCCAGTGGAGTCCATGATGCGGTAGGTGAAGGTTTGTGCGCCAGGACCAGCTTCGCTAGTTACAGGCAGCAGGGTGGGGTATTTGATGTCTGCATAAGCAATTTCAAATACCTGGGGGCGGATGAACTCAAGCTGACGCTGGAGAAACAGACCCGCATCGTCCATGCGAAAATCAGACATAGTAGGGCCTCCTATCAAGAATCAGCGGAGAGAGTGAAGCTCGGGCCATTCAGTTCCAGGATCGCCAGTCCACTACCAGTGGTGGAGGACAGGAAGCGAGCATTGGAAAGGCGAACGGTTTTGCCCGAGGCGAAAGCATGGCTGAATTGACCAGCTTTGCCGGTGCCGCTTGCCGAATGCAGCACGCGAACGATGGAAGAAGGGTTGACAGCGCCTGTCACATAGACAGCCACTGCGCCTTCGTTGGCAACGTTCAGCACTTGATCAATTTTTACGCCAGGGCGAAGATCGCTGTTCAGTGCAGTTTCGTCAACGTAGGTGAGTACGTTCACGCCTAGGACGGTGCCAGTAGCCCCAGAGATGGTGGTAGCAGAGTTGGCAACAGTACCTGCAAGGTTATAAACCTGTACATCACCGAAAGGCAGGACGACTGCAGTTTCGTTGATATAGGTGCCAATGGTATTGTCGCGAATATCAGAGAGTTGGCCTTCCAGAAGCGCAGCATGAACGAGAGCATAGCTCTGTTGCACACCACCAGCGGAAGCGGTCCCTGACGTGGTAAAAGTTACGGCCATGGGTCAGCGCTCCTTAGAGACGGAGAGAGGGGATTTCCAAGCATTCTGCAGCTTGTCCATATAGGACGAAGGAGCAGACATTGGGGAAGCAATGGAAGCAACGGCTTTACGCAGTTCTTCCGTGGCAGTCGAATCGCCACGAGGAGCAGATTCAGCCAGGGTGTCGAACATGGCAGTCACATAATCGTCGGAACGTTCCGACAGATCAGCATCGCCACGAACAGCCTTGATGGAAGCTTCCATGATTTCACGAGCAGAAAGGCCCGCGAAGTCAAAAGCGGAGTCAAGGGAAGTACGAGCTTTGTCGATTAGCGCAATGCGCTCTTCAACAAGGCTGTCAACATTCACTTGCTTAGCAGCGTCAAGATCAGTCTTGAGGCTTTCCACTTCTTCGGCAAGGGCATCGGCCCGCCCTTCGGCAGAGTCGCACTTACCTTTCATTTCCTTTTGCATGGCATCCATTTCTTCCTTCATTTCGGAAGCTTTGGACATCATGCCATCGTACATTTTCTTCATGTCCTCATAGGACTTTTTGGCGTCTTCCCGTTCTTTGGTGACAGCCAGAGCTACGCTCTCGGTCACCTCAAACTCAGCGCCATCAAAATTGACTTTAGCAGTCATAGATGGTTCCTCAATGGGAGTAAAAAGAGAAGGATCGGCAGCATCCAGACGATCTAGATGAAGCTTCACTTGCGGGCCAGCGCGGCCCCTACGAACAACAGCAATGTGATTTCCGCTGATTTCCTTTTGGATGCCATCGTAATTCTCACCACTATCAGTTACGCCTGGAGTCGCCTCATAATTGACGCGATAGCCAGCGCTGACCTCCTTCGCATCACCGCGCATAATGCGCTTAATGGCTTCGTCGTCAGTGATTGTCATGACGGCACGGACGAATCCATTGTCATAAACCACTTCAGTGCCACTAAAGCCAATTTGATAGTCCTTTGTATTGGCGCTATCTAATAGGACTGGAGGATGCTCAAGAGTAATCGCTTTGCCCGCAAATGAGGCCAAGCTTTCAGGAGACGCCACTTCACCTTCGGGACGATATTCACGACGAATGGAACCATCTGCATCGGTGTACATTTGTACGCCAGTGCGTGCGATGGTTGCCCAAGCACGGAGATAACCTTCGGGGGTTAGCTCGTACCTGTCAATCGGCGCTACGTCGTAACGAAAGCATGTGTCGCTCATGGTCATACTCTATCAAACAAGAATATGCGTGATAGACTAACTTAGGCTATTTTGCC